ACCCGGGAAAAGAGTTCGGCCTATGGCTTGACCACTCTGGAAACTATTTACGATTCCGTGGCGAGTGGGATGATGTATTCGAGAACGGGGTTTCTGAACTGGATGACGGCGCAGAGAAGGCTAAGAAAGAACCCACCACCAAGGAGAAGGAGGACTCTAAGTGTCCGTCCTGCTCTGCCGTATGGCCTAAAGGTTCCGACACTTGTTCTCACTGCGGGTATGTTCGTGAACGCAAGAACGCAGTTTCATCCGTCCCCGGCGAGATGCATGAGTTGCAATCTGACAACAAACCCAAGGTAGATAAACAAAAGTGGTGGTCAATGTGCCAATACAAGATGCGCGTGGAAGGCTGGTCTGCTGGGCGAGCGGCTCACACTTATAAGGAAAAGTTTGGCGTCTGGCCTAGGGGTTTGGATGATGCGCCGTGGCTTTTGCCTTCTCCTGAGTTCGACAAGGCAGTCAGGGCCAGCCTAATCAAGTACCTCAAGGGCAAGGGGAGGAAGTGATGGACTTCATAACCTTCTGTCAGTTGCATGGGGTTCTGATTAACCATCTCCCGCCCATCGGGGTATGGAAACGCTACCCAACAGAAGATAAACCTAAGCATAGAAACGGCGCGGTCAAGTTCATGGGCGATGCTGGCTTCGTCCAGAACCATGCGACTGAGATAAGCGTTTCCGTCTGGAAGCCTGACACTCCCGTCACGATCAACCGCCGCGACGTATCTGAACAGCTCCACAGGCAGGCTCAGGAGACAGCAGAGAGGCAGCGGGAAGCAGCGAAGCGGGCGGCATGGATACTGAGTCAGTGCCAGTACGCTAGCCATCCCTACCTCAAGCGCAAGGGCTTCCCTGATGAGGTCGGGAACGTCTGGCTGCGCGAGGGGCAGCAGATTCTCGTCATCCCTATGCGGATCGGGGCTAACCTGGTCGGCGTCCAGCTCATCGATGAGGATGGAGGAAAGAAGTTCCTGCTAGGCCAACGTACAGGAGGCGCGGAGTACGTCATTGACAACAAGGGTCCGCATATTCTGTGTGAGGGCTACGCTACTGCCCTCAGCGTCCGTATGATCTTAAAGTCATATAAGCGGCGCTACACCATCCACGTTTGTTTCTCCGCTGGCAACATGGCGAAGATCGCGGAAACATTACCGGGGGGATTCATCATCGCTGACCACGACGCATCCGGTACGGGCGAGCGGGTAGCGCGGGAGATTGGCTGGCCTTTCTGGATGAGTCCAGAACTCGGCGACTGTAACGACCATCATCTTAGGGATGGTATATTTCGGACGGGGCAGTCCGTCCTGAAACTGCTCAGGATTTAGTGAGCGTGAGCGGTGATCGTCGGGAATTCCACGGTCACCAGCTCGGGGCTGATGTTCTCAAGCATCATCAGGTGAGAGAGTAGCTGTAGGCTAAGGCTAAGCACCTCCTCATCTGACCCCAACGCATCAGACCGTACCCTAATTGAGTCGCCCTCTTGAACGAGGGTGATGTTTACGATGGTGGTCATGGTTCCGTATGTTCTCAGCGCGGTGGAAATGTTACCACCTCAAAAAAGTTTTTCGCCATAGCTACACTGGGTGACCTGGGGTCTTTGAATTAGACTCCCACTCACCCTGCCCACCATAGCCGCGCTTCTGTCGGCATTATGGCTAGCGGCTCCCGTCACCGGGGGCACCCGTCATAGACGGCCACTTCATCGGGATGAACGCTATAGCTGTCACAATCGTTCATGCCTGCGCCAGTACCGTAGCCAGTCTGGCACGCCTTCCGTTGGTCTTGCGGAGGCGGTAACGGGGATTCCGAATCCCTAACGGTGTTTCTCGGGTTCAGCCCATGCAGGCCATTAGCTAACGCGCCCTGACGCCAGACTACCCGTCTGGAGGGATAGTCTTTACATCATGGGCTCGTCAACTAGTTTGCCGTTCTCAATCCCTACCCTGTGCTTAATTTCAGTCGCATAGTAGGTAAAGTCGAGGTGACCATGAGCGGCGGCAGATGCAGCGTATGTTCTACACGCATCGACCGCTGATTCCAGCGACTCATGCAGGAACTTGAACTTTGCCGAATGACCGGACGGCGACCGCATGAAAACGGCAAACTTCGGGTCCGTTGCATTGTGCAGTTGCTGCACGGCCAATTTTCTAGATCGATGTTCGACAGTCATGTTTCCACCATTTGATTGGTGGCGCCAGAATGCCAAAAGCCCTAGAGGAGCCACCCGATCAGAACCCCCTATGCGGGGGGCGGGTGGTTTCTCTAGGGCTCACAGTCGGTTCTGATGCCAACAGATGCAATCTTAGGCCCACCCCCCGCCCCGATGCAAGCCCAAAAAAAAGCCCCCGCATAAGCGAGGGCCTTTGGTGGTAATGTTTCCACTCAGTCCTTAATGATGAGCCCCCGGCCTAGCACATAGACCACAATCGCGCCCTTGATTACGTCCAGCAGGATCATGTCAGCTCCAGCTTGCTGTCCAGCGCACCAGCCAGCCGGAGGGCATCCACTAAAACGAGCGTCACGCGGTCGGCCTCGTTCTCATCGGCCTCTGGGTCGGACAGCAGCATCAAAGCGCGCAGGCAGGCGTTTAAGAGGTCTGGCGCGGCTGCTATGACGCGGGCGTTAGCTTCCGTTCGGCCTTTGACCGTTCGAAGGTAGACCGAGCAAACGTCCACCGGCCCCATGCCGTGACCGTTATCCTCGTTTCCTTGAATGTCGCCGTTTCCGGTGTGCTCCCAAGGCCCGGGAGTGTGGTTCATTGCTCCCCCTCTGCTTTCGCAATAGCTGCGCGGATAGCTTTAGCGTGACGCTGGACAATGCCAGACTTGAAGCAGGCTAGCTGCGCTGGGTCGGACAGTACGTCCTCGACGTAGGGCAGTGCGTCATAGAGCGCGGCCAATAGTTCCGGCGCGGCAGCAACTAGGCGAGCGTCAGATATGCTGCAAACCTCCGGCGCGACGTTTGACCCATTAAGGGATCGAACGGCTGGCGGTGAATCATTAAGAACTTTCCACGGTCCGGGCGTATGGTTCATGCTGCCCCCACTGAAAGAATTAAATATCCTGCCCGCTCCAGCGATTCAATTTCATACTGGCCGCGGTCTGCTTCGCACTCAGTAGAACCTGATGAACCGTCAACGGTCCAAGAAATGCGAATGATCTGATGCGGGGTTTTAATCCACGGTGTTTGAATGTGTTTCATTGCAGTTCCTCAATTGTTGAAAGCGTGACCCACTCCCCCCGGTCGCCATTCCATGCTTCCGGCTGAAGTGTTACCCGAAGCGATGCGGCGGCGCGTAGTGCAAAGTCTGGCGGGCCATCCTTGCAGATCGGCATCCCCTGGACGATTACCCGATAATTTCCGTTTGAAAATGATAGGTATCCGGTCATGCTTTGCCCCTAATGATCGTCATGGTTCCAATTTCACCGGAGTCTGTGACCCGGTAAACGTGCGGCGAAATCCTCCGAAGAGTGCGGCGGTACGATCCCATGCTAGTGGGCTTGCGTGATGTTCTGCGCCACGCCCATAGAAGGCGGGCGGCTCGTTTACGGGTCATCGAAGGGTCAGAGAGCGGGGCGTAGTGGTTCCAGGCCCATAGGAAATTTGTCATAGGTCCCCCAAATGCCCCCGAAGGGGCAGCGGTTTCAGAATTCGTCGGCGGCATCTTCGAGGGCGGTGACAAGCCCGTCAAAATCCTCATTCGGTCCTAGCATCCCTGCCAGGGCGTAAACGGTTTCCCGGGGGTACTCCTCGGCGAGATTGTCCAGATAGGCGCGGCGGTTTTCGAATCCGTTAGCTTGGTAGTCGTTCATGCGTTTCCTTGGTTAGCGGACCGGATCGGCCCCCACTGCCCACGGTATGGACAGTAAGTGCAAATCATTGGATTAGGACGCCGAGCCCGTAGCAAACGAGCCCGAAAAACACCGCCGCAAGAACGACGGCAGCGACGATATCTAGAATTCGGTCTTTCATGGTCGGCCCTTTAGAGTGTCACGCGGTCGGCCAGTGCGTCGCTAATCTGGCCGGTACGGTGCAAATGATCGACAAAATCGACAAACGAACATCGGACGGTCGCACAGTGTCGGTTTTGCGGAGCGGTCAGAATTCCGGCCTCCCGAGCTTGTTCTGCTAGGTGAGGATGAACAGCCCAGAATTCGGCCTTGATCTGCTTTTGAGTCGTAAACATGGTCGGCCTTTCAGTAAACGCAAATGCCGCGCGTGTAGTAGCTGGCAGGATAGGCACCGGGGGGAACGTCACCCGGACGCAGGATGTAGAGCGCGGCCCCGCGTGGGTCGGTCTGAACGTAATAGGTCAGCGGCGCATGGTCGGCCAGGATCGAGGCGAGGCGGCGCAATGCTCCCGTTTCACGGTCAGGGATCGGCCAGCGGCGGCCGGAATCTGATCGCCAGTAGGCGCGGCCTCCTTCATTGTCCCGCTCGATTGCGCCCCCGTCTATGCCGCATTCGCGTTCGTACCATCGGCGCAGGGTCAGAGAGATGCGGCGCAGTTTTGTAAACTCGTCGGGCGTGAAACCCAGCGAAATGAGAGAGGATTCCAGCGCCGTGAGGCGCAGCAGTTCGGCTTTCGTCATAGGGGCTTTCTGTAGTGAGGGAGTGGAAATATTACCGGCCAGGGTTTCCGCATGGATCGGTGGAAACCCTGACCGGGCACTGATCTTTTAACCAGTGGCGCGTGCGATGGCGGCGCGGATAACGTCCGTCATGCAGCGCGAGGCGGCATCGTGTCCGGGCTCATCGTGATACATGGCAACCCAGGCATCGGCCTGCCGCAGTGCTGCTAGCAGGTCTGGCGCGGCGGCGATTAGGCGTGCGTCCGCAGGATTGCGAGTGTCCGCATAGACCAGCTCGCCGACAGCGTTACCGTTTCGGTCGTTTAGCAAAATCACGCGGTAATCGTAGGCGGGGTCGATTTGCCAGGGTCCGGGAGTGTGTGTCATTGTGTGCTTTCGTTTAGTTGCAGGCAAAGCAAGCGCCGCCCTTGATGTGCTGAAAGGAGGGCAGATATCCGCTACCGCCGCAGCGCCCGCAATGGGGGCGGATGGTTCGCGGGGACGGGGCATTGTGGGCGGTGACCCTGGCGGATTCTGCGGCGGCCTGGGCGGCCATATAAACAGCGTGATCGGCCTGAGCGGCGGCGGTTTCCTCTGCGGTGGCACCTATGCCGAAAAGGGAATCAAAGGGGCTGGTGGTTTCCATGTCGTGCTTTCTGTAGTTGGGAACAATCCCCCATAGGCCACGGCATGGCCTATAGGTGAGTGTCATCCTTTGAGTGTTGCGAGAACTTTGCGCCCAAGTCGGCCATTGGGGTCTACGAATCGGGTGCGAGTGATGGTCGCGCTGCGGGCGAAGTGCCGGTCAGCGATGTTGAACGCCGCCCAACGCGCAAAGATACACACTTGACCGTCGGAGCGGGTTTGCACGATGTATTCTTTGCCGCCAAGATGGACGTATTGGGTGGCGGTGGCGCTCATTACAGGAACTCCCGACCAGTGCGAATAAACAGCGCGGCCAGCTCTAGCGCAGTTCCCTTTAGAAAAGACTGGCGGCTTATGCCATCGTGAAGAATGACATCATAGGGACGGTCATTGCCAAACGAACCGCGAACCGCCCAAAGGCGCGAACCGGTGAAACGAGTCAGAAGCGCACGATGGGAGAAACCTTCGGCCGTCACGGCGATCTGGGTCATGTGCGGCGTCTTATAGGTGCTGATTTCCATTGGGTGCTTTCGTGTAGGTGGTGGAAGCCCCCGAAGGGGCAGCGGTTCAATTGTCGTAGCTCTCGTCCAGGATGTAGCCCGCACTCCGCAGCGCAGCGATCACGGAGCGGGGCAGAGCGAAAGCCCCGTCATAGTCAACCAGTTCCATCGTTTCGGCCTCACCCTTACGATACAAGCCGGGAACGGCATCAAACCACAGGCCGCCGCCTTCTGTGCCGTCGCGGTATTCCCAGAACCCGTACCGGGCCACAGGATCGATGGAAACGCTCCCATGCTCGGGTGACTCGCCCCAGGGATGAATAACGATGGTGAAGTTATAGGACATTGTGATGCTCCGTGTAGGTGAGGGGTTGCGGTGCCATCCTATATGCAGCGACCGTGCCAACCACTTATCCACAGCTTACCCCCTGAAAAGTGACAATCCGCGTCACTTTGCGGCGGTGCAGCATGACGAAAATTGTCAGCGGTGCCTGGAAACGTTACCACCCTGACAGGTTGCGGCGGCGGCAGTGAGCGTAGCGAACAGCGGTCCCTCTTGCACTTCCCCCACAGATTCCCCTAGACTGTATGCAATCACAGTAAGCAAGACAGTAAGGGTAGAACAATGACACCTAAGAAGCTAACAAGGAAACAAATAGAGGATGGCCTAAGCACTATCCCCGTTTCCGATATCTTGGGAGCTAAGGTAAGCCGGGCTCTGACACCTAAGCAGCGAGCATTTGCTATGGGGGTTGCCAAGGGTAAGACAAAGGCTGACGCATACCGTGAGGCATATCCAAACGCCCAGAGCCAGCGCACCCTGTCAGTTGACCCTTATAGGCTGGCAAGTGATCCTCGAATAGTCCGAGAGATGGAAGCGTACTCGTTGGCGATTGAGGCTGCGAAACATCGAACACCGGCTGCCCTGCGTGATCTAGTCATTCAATCCCTTGTCAGCGTGGTGATAGACCCTGATGCAAAGCAGAGCGTACGCGTCGCAGCAGCGAAGGTATTGGGAACCGTCACCGAGGTTGCCGCATTTACTGAACGCAAGGAAGTGCGAACCATTACCAGCAGCGCAGACACGCGGGCCCGCATTATGGGAGAGCTGCGCCTAATGATGAGCGGACAGGTAGAGGATGCAACTACCCTAGAGCTGCAAGCCGGGGAGCTGATGGCAGAACTGGCGGGAACGGACACCCACCCACCCGGCACCCCCCAAGCTGAGGAGACGGAGTCCCGCGTCGATATACATACTATTCCACCCGAACAATCACCCACCCCGTCCATTTGGGAAGACCCCCCCACTACCTCTTCCACGTAATTCCGGTGGAAATATTTCGCAAAAATTTTTCCATTTTGGGCGACTGGAATTGTTACCAACTTACAAGTGATACTTTACAAAGCTGCGCTAAGTCGTTGATTTATATGAAGAATTGGCAAAGTAGGGTTCAGCAAAGTGACTTGAGGCGGGTGTACAGTTCGTTTGAAGAAGTGATGGAGATGGGCATGACGCCTACGCAAAAGGAAGTGTTTCTGGTTATAGATGAGTTCTGGAAGAAGTTTGGGTACAGCCCGAGCATCAAGGACATTGCCTATGTACGGGGAAAGATGGGCATTGGAAACACGCACAAGATTGTGAACAGGCTGGTTAAGTTGGGTGCTGTGAAGAAGGTGAAGGGGATGGCGAGGTCTATCCGGCCTGTGTACGTTAACTTCAAGAACATGGAATGAAGATCGACGAACTTGTTGCTAGCTTGAGTCCTGGGGATCAGGAGAAGTTGTTGGCTCAGGTGGCTGAGTACAAGGACGCTCTTGACAGGGAGAAGTGTCAGACGAGCTTCATGAGCTACGTGAAGAAGATGTGGCCGGGGTTTATTCACGGCAGACACCATGCTTTGATGGCGAAGAAGTTTGAAGAGATAGCCGAAGGGAAACTGAAACGGCTGATCATTTGCCTGCCGCCTAGGCACTCGAAGTCTGAGATGGGTTCGTACTTGTTTCCAAGCTGGTTTTTGGGGAAGTACCCGGGCAAAAAGGTGATGCAGGCTTCTAACACCGGAGAGCTGGCTGTTGGCTTTGGCCGTAAGGTTAGAAACTTGGTCATGAGCGAGGAGTACCAAGGTGTATTTCCTGGCGTGAACTTGAGACAAGACTCAAAAGCAGCCGGTCGGTGGGCGACGAACAAGAACGGTGAGTACTTTGCTATCGGTGTGGGCGGAACGATGACTGGTCGAGGTGCGGACCTGTGCATCATTGACGATCCGCATACGGAAGGCGAAGCTGCTTTAGCGGCTTATGACGCTTCTATCTACGACAAGACGTATGAGTGGTACACATCCGGCCCGAGACAGCGACTTCAGCCGAACGGATCGATTGTGATCATTGCTACGCGCTGGGGGCAGAAGGATTTGATCGGTCGAGTCCTAAAAGACGCGGCTGAAAGAGGGAAAGACAACGAGTGGGAGGTCATAGAGTTACCGGCAATCATGCCTTCTGGTAAATCTTTGTGGCCTGAGTTCTGGAGCCTGGAGGAATTGCACGCTTTGCAGGAAGAACTGCCTCCGGCGAAGTGGAATGCCCAGTATCAGCAAAATCCCACGGGCGAAGAAGGCGCAATTGTCAAAAGAGAGTGGTGGCGGGTGTGGGAAAAAGAGGTTCCGCCCAATTGCCAGTTCATTATTCAGTCCTGGGACACTGCTTTTACGAAAAGTGAGCGCAGCGACTACTCAGCTTGCACGACTTGGGGCGTTTTTCATCTGGATGAGGACGAAAAGGACGTAAATATCATCCTCCTTGACGCTTTGCAGAAGCGAATGGAGTTCCCGGAGCTGAAAGAGAAGGCTTATGCCCACTATAAAGAGTGGGAACCTGATGCTTTTGTGGTCGAAGCTAAAGCGGCTGGCGCTCCGTTGATCTATGAGCTGAGGCAAATGGGTATTGTGGTGAGTGAATACACCCCAAGCCGGGGTAACGACAAGTTTGTGCGGATAAATTCGGTATCTGACCTGTTCAGGTCGGGTAAAGTATGGGCTCCAGACACACGATGGGCGAGAGAAGTGGTCGAAAACATGGCTGCTTTTCCAAATGGCGACCACGATGACTTGACTGACTCGTCCGTACAAGCTCTTATTAGGTTCAGGCAGGGCGGATTCATTCGCTTGCAGACCGATGAGCCTGAAGAACCTGCACGGTTCAAGCAAAGACACGCTTACTACTAAGGATTTACATGGCAACGAACATGGATAAAGCTGCGCTTCCCTACGACCCCGAGATGGACGTTGGTGGCCCTGACATTGAGATTGCAATTGAGAACCCGGATGATGTGGAGATTGGCATTGATGGCGTAACGATTGACCTGATGCCGGAAATGGATGAAGAAACCTTTGATGCGAACCTTGCGGAGTTCATGGATGACTCTGCCCTTCAAAGCCTTGCTTCAGACCTTATTGATCTTGTTGACGCTGACATTAACAGTCGCAAAGATTGGGTGGATTCTTTTGTCAAGGGCTTGGAAGTCCTTGGCATGAAGTATGAGGAGCGCACCGAGCCTTGGTCCGGGGCTTGTGGTGTTTACTCCACCCTTCTTACTGAAGCGGCGGTGCGCTTCCAAGCAGAGATGATCACTGAGACTTTCCCGGCTGCTGGTCCGGTGAAGACCCAGATCATGGGTGCCGTGGATAAGATGAAGGAAGAGGCTGCGGAACGTGTCAAGGACGACATGAACTACAAGCTGACCGACGAGATGATTGAGTACCGCCCAGAGCATGAGCGGATGCTTTACTCGTTGGGTTTGACTGGCGCAGCTTTTAAGAAAGTCTATTACGACCCGGCAATGGGACGGCAGGTTGCTATCTTTCTGCCCGCTGAAGATATTGTTATGCCTTACGGGGCGAGCAATATCTATAACGCCGAGCGGGCTACCCATGTAATGCGGAAGACGCCCAATGAAGTGAAGAAACTTCAGGTGGCAGGCTTCTACCGGGACATCGACCTTGGCGATCCGGTGCATATCTTCACTGACGTTGAGAAAAAGAAGGCAGAAGAGCAGGGTTATTCGCTAACCGACGATGACCGTTTCCAGTTCCTTGAGGTTCACGTTGACTATGATCTGCCTGGATTTGAAGACAAGGACGGCATTGCCCTCCCTTACGTTGTCACCATCGAGCGCGGTACGCAAAACGTGCTGGCTGTTAGGCGGAACTGGGAAGAAGACGATAAGCGTAAGCAAAAGCGCCAGCACTTCGTCCAGTACACCTACATCCCCGGCTTTGGGGCTTATGGCCTTGGTCTGATCCACCTGATCGGTGGCTACGCCCGTGCAGGTACTTCTCTTATTAGGCAGCTTGTTGATGCAGGTTCCCTGAGTAACCTGCCGGGTGGCTTGAAGAGTCGTGGCCTGCGGATCAAGGGTGATGACACCCCTATCGCTCCGGGTGAATTCCGCGACGTAGACGTTCCTTCCGGTACGGTGCGGGACAACATCATGCCGCTCCCGTACAAGGAGCCGAGCCAGACGCTGCTTGCTCTTCTTAATCAGATCACGGAAGAGGGCCGTAGGCTGGGTGCGATTGCTGACATGAAGATCAGCGACATGAGCGGGCAAGCTCCTGTTGGAACTACCTTGGCTCTGCTTGAGCGAACCCTGAAGACAATGAGCGCTGTTCAGGCGCGGGTTCATGCAAGCCTGCGGATGGAGTTCAAGCTGCTCAAAGCCATCATTCGTGACTTTGCCCCGGCTGAATATACGTATGACCCAACCGGCGCTGACCGCAGCGCGAAGCAGTCTGACTACGACTTGGTGGAAGTAATTCCAGTCAGTGATCCCAACTCAGCCACTATGGCTCAGCGGATCATGCAGTACCAAGCGGCTATTCAATTGGCCCAAGGTGCCCCGCAGATTTATGACTTGCCCAAGCTTCACCGGCAGATGCTTGAAGTTCTTGGCATCAGAAACGCCGAAGAACTTGTCCCTGGAAGTGAAAACCAAAAGCCGCGTGATCCTATCTCCGAAAACATGAGCTTTCTAACGGGCAAACCCACGGAAGCGTTTATTTATCAGGATCACGACGCGCACATTGCTACCCACATGGCAATGATGCAAGACCCGATGGTTATGCAAACTATTGGTCAGAACCCAATGGCTCAGCAAATGCAGGGCGCGATCATGGCCCACGTTGCACAGCACGTTGCGTTTAGCTACCGAGTGAAGGTAGAAGAGCAGCTTGGCGTTCCTCTCCCAGCCCCTGATGTGGAGATGCCTGAAGAAATGGAAGTTCAGCTTTCCCGCTTGGTTGCCCGCGCAGCCCAGCAACTTATGCAAACCAACCAATCACAGGCGCAGCAACAGCAAGCCCAGCAAATGGCTCAGAACCCTGAGATGCAGATGAAGCAGCAAGAGCTTCAGCTTAAGGCTCAAGAGCTTCAGCGTAAGGAGGCTGATAGCCAACGGGATTTTCAAATTGCTCAGCAAAAGCTTCAACTTGAAACGCAGCGTTTGCAAGTGGATGCCCAGAAGGAAGCTGCTCGCTTGCAGAACCAAGCCCAACAAAGTAATGCAAAAATTAACGCGCAAAGCAATCAAGCGCAGCAGAAACTTCGGGCTGAAATGGTCAAGCAACTACGCAAACAATAATGGATAAGTATTTCAACCTCATCCTCAAGGATATTGAGGAACGCCGTCTGTATATTGCCAAGGCTATGTACGAGGGGGCTGCGAAAGATTATGCAGAGTATCGTGGGATGTGCGGCGAGATTCGAGGTCTATCGCTTGCATTTGAAGCTGTAAATGACCTCTTGCGTAATTTTGAAAGTGATGACGATGAGTGAAATCCTGATCGCGGCTGCGGAAAACGCCGTGCCTACAACTCTTCCTGCTACTGCGGAAGATAAAGCCAAGCAACTGCCTGACCCTGCTACGTACCATCTTCTCTGTGCGCTACCGGAGATTGACGATACGTATGAAAGTGGTTTGGTTAAGGCGGGACAGACGCTTCATTTTGAAGAACTGCTCTCTCCGGTGTTGTTTGTCGTGAAGATGGGTCCTGATTCCTACGCTGATAAGGCGCGGTTTCCTAGTGGTCCGTCTTGTAAGGTTGGCGATTTTGTCCTTGTGCGTCCCAATACTGGCACCCGCCTGAAGATTCATGGCCGGGAATTCCGCATCATCAATGATGATTCCGTGGAAGCCGTTGTTGAAGACCCGCGTGGCATTGGCCGCGTTTAAGGAG